TAGGATCTAATCTTATAGTATTTGGAAAGAATCATATAGTTTTATGGGCGGATCGCTCCGGCTCGGAGATCGGCCTAGACCCCACCGAGCTAGAAGTTGTAGACACGATCGAAGGGACCGGTTGTATTGCGCGCGATTCCGTCGCTGTTACCGGCGAAGGAGACTTACTCTTTTTGTCGCGCCACGGGGTTCAGTCGTTAGGTCGTGTAATTCAGTTTAAGAACAATCCGACTACAACGCTGTCTAAACATGTCCGTGGGAACATGCTGGAAGCTATCAAACAAAGTAGGGCGGCTGATTCAGCGTTAGACAGGGTACAAGCGGCACACTCGCCCGAAGAGGGTTTGTACATTATTAACTTTCCTAGCATCGACAAACAGTTTGTTTTTGACACAAACCACCCGTTTCAAGACGAGCAGGGAGACGTGCTTTTCCCGGTAACGGACTGGCAGATAGGCGATAGCGTAGCGGCTATGGTATCGTTGACTAGCGGAGAGCTGTACTTTGGCTCGTCTAGTGGCACGGTTTTGCGGTATCAAGGGCAGGACGACGTTTCTGCGTCATACGATTTTGAATTCCTAACAGGCTTTCTTGACTTTGGTGATCCGCAAATTAATCATCGTCTAAAAATGCTCAAGGAAATTGTCGCAAGTATTCAAGTCGGGGACGCTACGGTAATTTGGAATTGGGAATTTGATTTTAACGCTACAACCCTGACCCGAGCGATTTCATATAGCGGAGGAGCCAGTGCTGAATTTAACGTTGCTGAATTTTCCGACGGAGGAGGGTCCGGCGTAGGCTACGTTAACCCTAGCGTTGGCTCCGGTAGCGGCGAAACCGAGTTTAGCGGCAGCGCAGTTATCCAGCGTAAAAATATTGCAGCACACGGCGAAGGGCAATTTCTTCGAGTAGGTTGTACCGCATCTATTAATGGCTCTGAGTTGGCTGTACAGCATCTCAGCATTGCACCTAAGATTGGACGAATGGTAACGTAATGTCAGATTATACAAAGACTACTAATTTCACCGCCAAAGACGCACTAACGACGGGCAACCCTCTTAAAGTCATCAAAGGTTCGTACTTTGACACGGAATTTGATAACATAGCGACGGCTGTAGCCACTAAATACGATTCTGGGGAACTGGCGTCACAAGCGCAAGCGGAAGCTGAAACGGTAAACACCGTTCTTATGACTCCGTTGCGAGTTGCGAACTGGGCAGACGCTAACGGCGGGATGGTCGGAGATATTCAAGCCCTTGCTGATCCCAATGCTGACAAGTTACTGGGATGGGATGATTCTGGTGGAGCAGCTATCGGATTTACTACTACGGACGGCATTGAGTTCAACGCTACAACTATTCGCCTTGCTTCGACAACGGGGGGTGCCGGTCTAACGTTTTCGTCGGGCGTATTAGCTGTCGGTGGTGGCAACGGTATTACAGCCAACGCTAACGATGTAGCTCTGACAGACGCAGATGCTAGTACGACTAACCCCATCGACATAAGCTCAGGCACGGTCAGCATTGACCTGACGCCAGTCACGAACCTGACGTTTGGCGGTGACGCGGCAGGCGCAGGAGCGGACGAGTTTCTTGTATACGACGCCTCTGCTACGGCCAACAAGTCTTTGCGCTGGCAGGACTTTGGTATCCCTCAGACAGACAATACAACGACAACTCCGTTCTCGTCTCTGGCTCTGACGGACGCCAACCGGTGGTTCAACTGCAACAACGGTTCGGCTATAACGGCCACAATTCCGGCTAACTCGTCGCTAGCATTCCCGGTGGGCACCGTGTTTGCTTTACACCAGCGTGGCGCAGGCCAGATCACCGTGGCTGTCACGTCTGACACCCTACGATCTCCGAATGGAGCAAAAACAGCAGCACAGTATTCTACCATATTTGTCATTAAGATCGGCAGCACAGAGTGGACGATCACTGGCGATTCGGCAAGTTAATGCACGCTTTATTGCAGGCCATAGCCGTATCTACTCCGGCAATTGCGTACGATTTGTCGAGCTTGTCCGCAAGTTACACTGATAAAAGCTCGTCAGATTCTTCGGGGAATTATGGAATTACGTTCCACATCAGAGTAACGACAGACGGCACCATCGACGTAGTACGAGTACATAACTCTGATACAAACGATGCCGAAACATACATTACTCCGGCTAACGGAAAGAATTTGTGGGTACGCTGTACGAACGTGTCAGGTACGTCTATTAATGCAGGCGATTCAGCCGGGTCATGGCACACGCTAACATCGTCTACGGCACGTTCTTTTGGTTTAACCTACACAGCTAGTGCCGGCTCTCCTGACTTAATCAGTTCGGTTATAAAAATAGAACTTGCACGCGACTCCGGGGGAACGGACGTAGTTGCCGACAGTGGGAATACTTCTCTTGAGATCGGCAACGTCGGCCCTTAACGGCCACAGTATATAACGAGGATATTATGGGATTTCTTGACAGTTTATTCGATCCGGGTAAAGAAGACCGCGAGGCAGCGGCTCGCTTAGCCCAGCAAGCGGTTATCACCGGGGGTAACTTCTCGGGGCCGGGCGGTATCGGAGGTTCCTTCGACTTCTCTGGTGGACAAGGCGGCATGAACTTGGGCCTCGGCTCATTTCAGGGCGCACTCGATCAGCTTCAGGGCTTGAGTGGAAGTCTTCTCAGTCAGGCGCAGGGCGGCATACCCTCGGAGCTTCAGCAGCTCGGTCAGGGCGCGATAGACCGCCTCGGCAACATAGACGTTAACCGTCTCCAGAACCAGTCAGACTTCAATCAGCTCGGGCAACTGTTCGGATCAGCGGCAGCTACAGCAGGCCGCGACGTGTTCGACATGGGAAGCGAAGTAAGCTCCCGGTTACGCCAACTGTCAGAGCGCCGTAATCAGCGCCTCGTCAACAAGACATTCGATCGGCTGAAGCGCAGCGGTAAGCTGGGCACCACGGCTGGTGCTGGTATCGCTGGCGAGCTGGACATGAACCTGCGCGACCAAGCTCTCCAGCAAGACCTCGCGGGACTCCAGTTCGGGCAGGGCGAGCTACAACGAGCGTTCGGCAACGCTCTAGGCGCGTCCCAACAGCGGGAAGCTATCGGCGGACGACAGTTTGGCGAGGAATTTGGACTCGAACAGCTTGGCGCAAACCGTGCGTTGCAGCAGTTTGGCGTGGGGCAGGACATGTTCCAGAACTTTCTGCGGAACCAGTATCAGGGCGCGCAGCTCGGCTTGGCTGCTCAGCAGGGCGCACAGAGCACGGCTCAACTTCCGCTGGCCTTCATGCAGGCGCTTAACGCGTCGCAGGGGCAGGCGTCCCAGAGCGCGCTCGGCGGATCAAACCAGATGCTGAACGTCGCTTCACAGGCGCAAAGTCCCTTCTTACAGGCGCTAATTGGCGCAGGCAGCTTCGCCTCTGGCGGCGGACTTGCCCCGCTAATGAGCATGTTCGGCGGTGGTGGTGCGGGTGGCGCAAGCAACCTTGAAAACTATCTTAGACAGGAGTTTAACATCTAATGCCTGATCCATACGGTAATCCTACTCCGCAAGAGCTGTTCGCTGCAAACCAGCAACAGCAGCAGACGTCCTTCGCTCGCGCAATGCAGAGTGGCAGTAAAGGCGCACAAGCTGGCGCGTCACTCGCTGCCATCTTCAACGCCCCGGACAACGCTAAGCAGCAGATTGCGCTAGAGCGCCGTGCTACCGCTACTCAAGAAGCGATGAGCGAGATGGGTTCCATCGTAGATAGTATGCCTTCCGCCGTACCTTACGACGTACGTCAGGGACAAGGTATGCTGCTCATGGCAGATCGCCTGCGCAGGCTCGGCCTCACACAGGAAGCTAACAACCTGTCGGTACAGGGTAACGCAGCTCTAGCTGCCGCAGAGAAAGCTCGCCTCGAACGGGAGAACTTGAAAGCACGCACCGCAGCCAGCGGCGCACAAGCCGCGCGGACTATCGCCGAGACACAGTATGTCGGCATGACCCCGCATATGCAGAACGTAACTACGCGGGAACAATTAAACGCACGCCTCGCTGACGAGACGCTGACTGCCGAGCAACGGTCTACGATCGAACGGTCGATGGGCCATCTCGACGCTAAGATGCTTAAGGACGAGACTATCACGGGCCGGACAGAGCAAGACCTTCGGAATG